AGATCATCTGGAATAGAAAACTTCTCAAACGTCTTTTTATCAATATTATCCAAAGCGATTGGTTCATCAACACGAAGCTTAATCACTTCAGCGTTGTGAGAATCTGATACCAAAGAAACATCCAGCACGTTTAGAGTGACAAACGGGAATGTAACCATTACGCTAGTGTTTAGTTTAAACTGACTTGTCGCATTGAATTTAGTAAAGAATTTAGTACCGGCCAAATGGACGGCTGCAACAAGGTCTCTATAAAGAGCTGGATTGACAGTCGACTCAACCACATATGAATATTGCTGGTAGTAAAAACTATCTTGTAGTCTTATTGAATCTGTTGAAATGTGGCTGGATTCATCTACCCAACGTCCTCGTAATGAGGCTACAGTATCAAACACATATCTGAGTCTAGCTCTAGATGCCAGCCAAGTGTCAAACGAAACACTTGTCTGCCCGGTTGGTGTAGTTTGTACGATTGTGTTATTGTTGAATACCAGCTGCCCAACATAAATTCCGTCTTGATAGTTTTCAAGAAAATATGGGTTGTATCTGATTCCAGCAATATAACCTTGTACACTATCTGTGGCACCATCAATACCATCTACCACTTCAAGAGTATAATGAAATGCAAGACCAGCAGGAACTTGAGTTAAGGATGATGATGGAACAAGAGGTCTTAATGGATATGGTGAAGCAATAAACGATTCACCATCACTGTGGTCAAAACCATAGTCGACCACTTCAATTCTCTGAATTCTACCCTCTTCATCTACTGAAGCAACACGAATTACAGTGTTACGAACGGTGCCTGGCCAAACAATAACCTGACCCTCTCTCCAATCCTTTCCAGACTCAAGAACTTCAATCTTTGAAGGAGATGGAATGATTTCGCCAGTAAACATCAACGCACCAGTGCTATTATACACATTAATGCGTTGACCAACAAATAAAATTGTCGAAGTCTGCTGCTGGTAGTAGAAACGGACTGTCTCTTGGTCTACAACTTCAGTTCTTGTAACGTCAATTGGTTGATTTCTACCTGCACAGCGACAATCATAAGAAAAGTCCCACTGTGCAATTGTATCAAGAGATCCAAAGAAAGTTCTAAGAGTAACAAACTTCTCCTGTATCCACTTACCATCCGATGGTTTCAAAACATACTGGATAGGGTGATCAATTGTAGCAGTGCTATCATACACAGCTCTCAAAAGGAAAAGCAATCCTTGCTCAGATCCCTTTGCTGTGTAGATTTGCTTGATGTTGCGGATGTATTTTTTGTTGTAAGGATCGGTGTCGTTAAGTACCCCATAGACATCCAACTGCCTAACAAAGTAATCAAAGTACTTGTCAGGTGTCTTGTCGATATCGACAATGTCTTTTAAATCCTCAGGCAGCTGACTCTCAAGCCACTTATAGTAGGCCTGAACAAATTCCACAAACTTAGGATAGTCAGCTTGAACAAATTCAGGGAATTGTTCTTTGACTAGGATGTATAGCTTATCCATTAGAATCTATTTGATACGAACGTGTAAGGTGTTACTGAGGATTCCACAATTACGTTAACATTTAGCCTTGAAAAATCAACTAGGACAAATTGATTTTGAGAAGACACGACATCATACGAGTCTGGAACGATTGTAAAGATAAAATCAAGAGTAGCTAGTCTGTCAATCGAAATATCATCAATACGGATTTTTCCCGTACCGTATTCAACCGTACCAACATTTCTCACAAAAATTTTTTCGCCAGTCAAGGGACTACGTGAATACATTCTTAGATCACCAATTGGTGTGTCGTTTGGAACGTCATCCAGGTAGTATATAGTGGAATCGTTGGGTAGATAAAATCCCGTCGATGTAACAGAATCACTTGCTACTGTGTCTTTGTAGATTGGGTTACCCAGATTTACTTCATAAGCAACTAACTGATTGAAAATAATTTGAACTTCTCTACGTAACTTAATCTTGGTGACATTACTTAAAATAGACTCTTCAGCCTCGTCAATTTGACGTGATAGTTGTGAAAGTTTAAAGATGCCGTTGAACTTGTTTAAGTTTAAGTTGTTGTAGTCCGTTATTGTTTGCTCAACAAGCGTTTTAATGTCACCAGCACTTCTTGTAGTTTTGTTGCGGTCAAAGTATACGGCAACATCCAACTCCATATTGATTGGGGTTGGATCCACAATCTCTGGAACCACTGTTAAAGGCTTTCTTGGATTGACAATAGTGTTAAGAATAAAATTCTTTTGCTCATCTGTAAGATTGGACGGCGATTCTGTAATGATAGAGATAAAAACTTTACCATACTGAGGAGGATTTGCAGTTTCGCCACCCCATACGTTTACAGAACGTGCATCTTGATAATACTGTCTAATAATTGCTCTGTAGTCATCAACAGTGACGCATCGGTTTTGTGCGGCATATGATCTTGGAGCATTCCATTTGATGTCTTCTATCGATTCTGGTGCAGTACCGCCAAAAGCAGGAGTTACTGTAGTGACAAAGATTTGATTCTGCGAAGATAATGCACCATTATACTTGAAGGTTCTAGCACCATTAGGTAGATCTCTGTTACATGCGATATAAGTGACAGTTACCACATTGCCTATAGTTAAACCTTTTCCAATTATGCCGTTACCAAACTCAATTGTGTAAAGCTCGTTGTCAACTTCTCTTAAAAAATATGCTGGCGTATTTGGAGTAACATCTAGCAATGACGCAGCATTGATGAATGTTTCTGAAGTAGTGCTTTGTCCGTTTTCTTGTACTAGAACGCGAAGTGTTGAGGTGTCTATATTTGCATTAGGAAGCGTAAACACTGGAGTAGTATTTGTCACTTCAAACCTAAACTCTAGCAAAGATCCCTCTTTCAACATAATGTCGGAGAACACATACTGATTGCTTACCTTTGTTGCTGTGTGTCTAGCTAAAGTGTAGAACGTATATTCGACACCATCCACAGAAGATGAAAAGGTGGAATACTGAGGAATCTCAAGAAGAGTTGGTGCTTCGATTTGATTGTTAATCGCAACAATGTCTACAATAGCTGTTGCTGATTTTGAAGATGCAGGAACGTAACCAATCTCTTTTGCTTTTGAAACAACACTAGCACGCTTCGATGCTGAATCAAGAAACGCTTCGTTGATTGCTAAGTTTGTGTAGAGAGCGTTATAGTGAGTGTTGTAAGCAAGAACATCAAGCAAGACAGAAAGAGCAGACCCTTCGAAGTCGTAATCAGAGAACTCGCTCTGACCGCGCATGTACTCTTTTAAGTTTTCTTTAATTTGATCGAAATCAAGCTCTGATGTTCTGATCTTGTTGTTTGTATTTGCCATTATCGTGTTCTTCTTAAAGTAAAGTCAACTGCTAGCGGATTTTCTGTGTTGACAATTCTAAACGTAATTTGCACATACACTGTGCCTCTTTCTTCATTCAACTGGACATCAACATTGAGTAGCTCAACGCGAGGCTCAAAGTTATTGATTGTGTATGTTATTGCCCTCTGTATTGTGTTTTGAAGTAGTGGGCTAAAAGGTTCAAATAATAAGCCAGTCACCTGAGATCCAATCTCAGGATGGAATAATCGCTCATAATTGTTTGTCAATATGAGGTTTTTGACCGATTGTTTTATCGCGTTTTCGTCAAACTTACGAGAAACGTCACCCGTTACCGGGTTAGCGATAAAGTTAAAATCAAGGTCGGAGAAGAGTCGTGTATTTCTGGCCATAGGGTTATTTATCTACGTTTCTGGGCATTAGCTTTTTCAATTTCCATTAAAGCATAGAGCTTGTCTGTCCACGTTTCGATGTCATCATGCTCATGATCTGTATGAGGCCCCGGAGGAATTTCTGGAACAAACTTAATCACATGCTGAAAATCTTTAGGGATCTTCTCGTAGTCGTCGTACGTCTCAAGTTGTCCATTCCTCATCACTACAAATTCATGTGCCATTCTAGCCTCCACAAAATACATTAGGCGATCCAGCAGCAACAGCAGTACACCCTGCAATGGCATCACCAACTCTTCCAGCTCCTTTGTTGTTAATGAACACAGTTGTTGATCCCACTGCAATTGGAGCCGCATGAGCAGGACACGGAACTCCTGGAAGTAAATGAGTTGTATTCACATCTCCTTGTCGTGACCAAGGAATTCCGTTTACGAAGACGTTGGGCGACCCAGCTGCTCTAACCATTCCTGAGCAGTGTGCTACGTCAGCATCTCCAATTCTTGTTGCAGCAGGCATTTCAGTTCTCCAAATTTCTTTTATAACTGTCGCTATTCTCGACAGCGTATCTCACAGCAACTATATTTGCATCGTAGTTGTGTTGTATAGTGCACGACCATTGTTCGTTAAAATCAGAGGTAGTACTTGATCCAGGAGAACCGGATCCAGGAACTTCAGGATCCTCTGGCACCTCTGGAGTAATTGTAGTTAGTTCACCAATTACAGTGAATGTTAAGGTCAAAAATCGTGGTGGATTTTCAACACGATGAGTAGCTAAAAAAGTTTCAGGTAGTAGAGTTGGTCGAGCTACTTGGTTGTCAAATGAATACGTCATATTCAACCCAACCACTCCTTCTTCCTTCACATATGTAGTTCTTCTTGAAAACCATGTAGCAAATGTTTCAGTAAATGTAAATGAAGGACCATCCCATTCTAAATCCATCGACAATTCCTTTAGTGGAGATGCCTCTGGATCTGAACTTACCACATCCCACGTTACATCCGTAATTTCAAGGATAGAAAGCGGATCTTCCCAAGTAACGGTTGTGCCTCCAGGACCAGTTCCCACCCCCTCTTGAAGAATTAGCGTGTTGGACAGTGGATTAAACATTACGCGTACAACTTAAATCCGGAGATGAACTTATTGGAGTCTACAATAATTGTTGCAGCTTGCTTTCTGTTGGCTCCACCACCAAATGTTGTGTTGCTATCTCCTCTAAATCCGGTATGGATCCAAACTGACTGAGCTCCTTTGTATTCTAGGATCAGCTGATCGTAAGGAACAATCTTATCTAGTTTCTGAATCAACTCATAGTGAGCAGGTTTGCTGCGGCCAGCCAACTGAATGTCGCATGCACGTCCTTTAGCGTGGTCAGATCTACTTGTACCCATACGATACCCAGACGTGATCCACCACTTCTTGCCGTATCCTTGAATACCATCAGGCAATTCAGTCAAATAAGGTTCAAGAATGTTTTCACACAAAGCAGCTAGGTTAGCAACTATCTGTTGTCTTGTTAAACCGTTTTGATCGACTAAACGATGCTTGGCGTTGAATCCACCGCTAAACATCATACCCAAAGTAAAGTGTTGAGATAGTCTAAAGTCAGCTGTGAAAGTTGACATTGCAAGAATCTCTTCTTGCTTAGGACTTGCTACAATCGACCCTCCGCCACCAGTTGCAGGAGCACTTTCGGATTCATAAGTGTTGGATACACCGTTCTGGCCAACTTGTTGCTGTGTTTGTTGAGCAATAATTGGATTGCTTGTCTCTGAAGGTAGCTCGTACATGTAGTCTTCTTCGCCAAGAGGTGGAGGAGCAACGAGAGGTTCGAGGATTGGATACAGAGGCACTCCTTTTGGCGGAGGCACCATACCATGAACGAGAGCTTTGATAGATGGCAATGAAGCTGCTGCATCAGCTGCCTCTGTACCCGCTGATGACGTTCCGCTGTTGATGTTAGTGATTGAACCGTCAATCTCAACATTACCACCAGCATTAACGTGAGTGCTTGCACCTGATGATACAAATGCATTAGATCCAGCTACAAAATTAGCGTTGGAAGCTGCAGATACGAATGCATCGCTTCCAGCTTTAATGTTGGTTGATGCACCAGATGAAGTCTTGATGTCTGTTCCTGCTTTGATATCCAACCCTTCAACAATAGTGGCAAATGATCCAGCACCAACTGTAGTGTGCTGGCTTGCTTTTGTTTCAACAAACATTTCAGCAACTGAGTGCAAATGCATCTGCTTGTTTGAAGCAATATAGAGGTTGTCTTCAGAAGTGAGGATATGACCTTTCTTCCTTGACTGTAGATTCATCGAACCATTAGCCCACATCGAGAAGTTACCTTCTACTGCAATATTCATATCACGAGCTACACCGATATCAAAGTTACCGCCAACTTTCATCTCGGCTGAACCAGCAACTTCAATATTTGCATCTGAACGACAAAAGATGTTTACGTTCCCAGATACAGTGACGTTTGCGTCACCAGCAATTGAGATGAATCCATTGCGGTCGTAGATCACATATCCGTCACCTACAATTTTGGTGACTTTGGTGCCGTTAGGATCAATCTCTTCAAATGTACCAGATCTGTGGTATGTGTGAATTCGTTCAGCACCAGGGGTGTCATCAAACTCTTGAACGTGACCAGATTCAGTCTCTGTAACTTTGTTGTAGGGGTACTGAGCAGCAAATGCAGAAGGTGGTTGACTAAAAGATCCAGCACCAAATGGTAGAGGAATGCCAATTGTTCTCATCGACTCTTTTAGAGGAACAATTGTATCTCTAGCAACACCTCTTGCAAGCCTGTTTGTTTCTTGTTCGGCTTGATATCTCTTTAGAGGATACTTGTTGTTAGGGTCTTGGAATCCTGAATTCGTTGGACGACCTGCTTCATTACCAGCCAACGCTCCATGATAAGAGTATGGGTTTTGAGTGCTGCCTGCTGTCTTGTCACAATACCCAAACGAGTTTGGTGTCTTTACGCCGTAGAAGTATTCATAGAAAGCAAGTTTACGGGCTGCAATGTCGGTTGAGTTATTTCCAACACACTGTTTGGCTGCAAAGAAGTATTGCGGATGAGCGGTTGGTACAACACCACTTGCCACCCTATCCATCAAATACAAAACAGCGATTTCTGCTGAGATTGCTGGGTCGTCAATTAGAAGATCTGGATTCTTGTCGATTGGATGACCAGAGAGCAAAGCATATCTTTCGTAGTTTGCTCTACCAGTTAACTGAATGAACCCTCTTCCATAAAACTTTCCACCATCACCAGGTTGCGTGTTACCAAGCTGTTTACCATTGTTTGCTGGGTCATAAACAAAGTTAAAGAACTCTTCACGCGAGCCTTTGTTACCCTTCACCCAGTTTGAGTACTGAATAGCTAGGTCACGCTTACCTTTGAATGTTGATGGGAATATTTGAAGAAGTCTATCGGGGTTGGTGTATTGTGCACTTTCTGCTTGAGGAATCCAACCACATTCACCTCCAACAATACCAAGCAAAGCTGCTTTCTGTTCTTTCGTTGTGAGACCATACTTCATACAAGCAGCAAGAAGAACCTTAATACCTTCAGATGCTTTTGCAACATTATTGACTGAATTAGGAGGTGGTGTTGTTGGGATCTCTCCTGACCCGCCACCAGGATATCGTGTCGTATCAGCTGGAGGTGGCATTTCAATAACAGGAGAAGCTCCACCAAAGTTTGGTCCACCGAATGTACCGTACACAGGAGGAGTTGCACCTTCTGGCACACCTTCGAAAGAAGTAGCATCAATTTCGCTTGGTGCAACTTCTTTTGTAACTGCTAAGTTACCTACATTTGCATCTGCAGCTTCTGAACTGCTAAACGGACCAGTTAGTGACTCTGCAATCTGAGCTGGATCAACACCTTTAATGAAATCTGTAACATTAGCACCAATACTTGCAACAAATCCTTGAATGCCACTAGTGATGTCTCCAAAGCCAAGAGCAGTAGCAATACCCTGTACCTGTCCTACACCAGCACCTAGCGTACCGCCAAGACCTGTAATGCTTGAGCCAACAAAGTCACCAAGATCATCCTGAAGTTGACCAACAGTACCTTCTAGTGTTACCTGACTGAATTCATTCAATACTGCATCAAGTAATCCACCAGCACCTTGAGTTAATGATCCTGCCTCATTGATAATGACTTCTGCGTTTTGTAAAGTGCCAAGAATGTTATCACCACTCTTGATTGAGTTGACAGCACTCTGAATATTGTCAATTGAGAATCCAAAATCTCTTCCGAGAGATTGAATATCAGCTTTACCATTAAACAACGCACCAAGCGCACTTCCCATTGGACCGGAGCTGGTAGCCATATTGATAAACTGGTCTAGCGCAGCGTCCTTATTACCAGACAGAATGAGGTCAGTCTCAAATTGATTCTTTAAGATTGAGTATGTTGATCCTAATCCGTTTACGTTTCCAAGAACATTACCAACAGATTGGAAGGTCGTGGCAGTACCGCTTAACGCAGTTTGAATGACTCCAAACCCCGTTTTAGAACTTTCTTGTTTACCTTGCTGAACAATAGAGGCAAGAGCTGGGTTCGGAGCAGTGACTGGACCAAGTTGGTTAGCGTTAACTTCCACAGCACTAGTTGGAAGCGGTCTGCCGGCTGGAGTAATGTCGTCTTTGAAAATGGGTTCACTCTCAAAACGATCGATAACAACTTGCTCTTCTTGTGGAATACCGCCGATAGCACCAATGACGATGGGTTGTTGATTTTGAGGGTGGTCGTTAAAGATGACAACCACAGTTGTACCCTCAGCTGGACCAGCAGCAACACTTCCCATACCAGATGTGGAAGTAGCTGGTTGCATAACCATTGCCCAAGGTAAGTCTTCTGTTGGTAGTACTGTTTGGTCATGGTAGTGAAGACCCACCACACGCACACGAACGCGACCAATCATCAGAGGATCATTTCGATCCTCTACTACACCAAGATAAAATTGTCCGCCTTTATGATCAACCATTTAAATCCACCAAGAAAGAATCTTTTACTAATTCGATAACACATTGATGTCCTTCTGTAGGACTAATCATGTGACACAAAGCTGCAATCAAATACACACCCGACATAATCTTGTCTTCTGTTTCGGGATCTTCTGGTTTGATTTGTGTATTTTTTGGAACTTCTAAAATAACACGCTGACCGACAGAGTAGTCTGTTCTACCAAACACAGTTATGATTACCTTAAACCCTTCTGCTTGAGCAAGAAGGCTTCTGCGCTTCTGTATCATCTTTGTGTCGGTCACATCCCCATACCCATCGAAGTTGTTGTAATACTTGCGACCGTGGATCAACATTCCTTTACCCTGAGCTGTAGCGGCAGTTGTCCAAAGAGGGTATTGGTTAAGATGTTTGTGCTTTTCGAATTCGGGTCTATATCCAGTGTGAACGTATGTATGCGTCAATAGATCATATGTAATGATCTCAGAACCGTACATGCCAGATTGAATCCTCTCCATGTAGTTAAACGTGAGAGGAGTATCAAGCTCTAGCACACGTTGATAATCCTTACCCAAATCACGAGATGATCCACCCATTTTACTAACATCTGCTGTGTAGTTGTCCCAAACAAATCTCTGCTTCAAAGGACCACCAGAATACATCGACTCCAAAGCAACAAAATTCAAACCGTATTTGTTTTCAAAAAATATCAATGTGGGAGATTCGTATGTTGTTAACGAGTGATCACATACGTATTGAATGTTTTGAGTAGGTGACCAAAAGTTTGAAACATACTTGATATCATTTTGTGTGTCTTCGAGGAACACTCGCTTCTCTGTTTGTAATCCATATTCTTTATTGAGGCAAATCTCTTCAATGATCTCAGAAGGATTACCGCTAAATGCTTTAGGCACTTTCTTATTGAGATCTACAATCGCTTCTTTTGAAATAAAGAACAGATCAAACATCACTTCTCGTTCAGATGTCTTCTTTCTGTTATCCATTTTGTAGACATAAAACTCAGCAACAAGAGCCTCATCATCGGGAAGTGTCGGCGTTCTAATATCTAACCTAACAATTTCTTCACCCACTAATGGAAGCAAGTTACTTAAATCTTGCGAGTCGCGTACGACAAGACGTCCAGTAATGAAGGTGGAGAAAATGTCCTCGAATATTTCGATACCAACAACTTGAGGGGTAATTGATTGAGCAAAGCCTTTCGATGATACCAGAGTAACATCCCTGATATCAACATCACCTGCTCCTTTGACTGCGTTTGTTGCTGGTGTGATAGCCATATTAAATTACATTATACTCAGCTAGAATTGATGTTAGAGTTTGAGGAGAGATCAGCTTGATTCTACGTTTTGATTCATTTAGGCGATCTTCATACTCATAATTTGAAACAGGATATGCTCCTGGAGTAGATTCCATTACAGTGTACCCTTGCTCGTTCTCATAATGATGAACACCGTAAGGTTCTTGATACTTTGCTTTGACATAGTCTTCAAGCACTCTCTGAGATTTTGGAAAATCTTCGGCATAGTTATATCTTTGATTTGCCAACATGATAACCCAGTGGTATTGAGGGTTGCCATAAACTCGAGCAGCTATTATTTCAGGAGTCTCACCATCCTTGATATCGTATTCGTCATACAATGCAACGTTTTCGAGAATCTCTTTACGAAACCTAACATTGAATGTTATGTCTGCTACTGGCTTGAGAGTATTTTTACCCCCAATCCTGTATGGATATGCAATAGTAGGAAACTTTTCGAAGTACATTAGAATCCATCCTCGATGTTTTCTTTCGTCAATAGAGCCAATTCTTTGAATGTTAGAGTCATGTTGATTTGTGTAGGCATACCATCGTTAAAAGCACTGAACACAGCTTGTGGAGTGTAGAGCACACTCATGTCAGTTAATACACAGGATGTGTGACGATGGATGTTTAGGTTCTCTCTACCGTTTTGGTAATAAAAAATATCAAACTCAGATGGGTAAATGTACAGAAAGTTTGCTGATCCAGGTCTATACTCTGGATGCATATGTAACTTAAAAGCCTTGATAATCTCTCTTACATTCTTAGCTTCTGCTGGTGATTTTGGAAAGAACTGATAAGTGAATGTGAAGGTTCTGAAATCAACTTGTTGAAACAGCTGCTCTTTCTTTGGGTTGGCTGCAGTACCAGATGTCTTTGACAACACTCCTCCAACACCAGGTGTTTTTAAGGCAGCACCAGCAAGATAGCTCAATCCAGCACCAGCAGCATTTAGAGGGTTTGTAAACGCATTACCTGTTGTTTCTAGGATAGCTTGTGATCCAGCAAGGGAATCCTCTTCCCACTGAGCGGAATATCTAACACTAAGATCCGTTGGTACGTTTAGCGCAATTGCTTGTTGTAGACGCTTATACTCTTTTTTAGATCCACCAAGCTGACTTACCAATGCTTGGGAAGCTGCAGCACCTAGAGCGAAGTTGGTGACCGTTTTAGCTGGGCCTGTGAACGTAGCCTCTTTGTCAATTGCTCTAGTAACTCGACCAGCCACATCAGTTGCCTGAGCTGCACCCGCTCCTGCAATACCCGCAAGAACCCTAAGATTAGCTTCGCTATAGTCTGCGCCAGCAAGAAAGCCAGCCTGACGGGGTGGAATCCCACCTGAAATCGTTGGAGGGTTCTTACCCTTCACTAGATACGAGTCTTCATGAACATTCACATAGAATATAACATAGTTTCCGCCATATCTGTTTTGATTGGATAACAGATCAGCGGGATATGAATGTTGATCTACTTTATACCTCGTATCAAACTCAGTAGCTGCTCCTCGAGGAGGCGGTAGCCTAGACTCTGGTGGGGGAGCTTGTAGATCTTCTAGTTGGGTGTTAGGATCGGCCACTAGTAGTTACCCTAAATATTTGGTTGTATTGACATGATAACTATTTATGTACCACAAAAGAAAGTACACTCCAATTCATCCCGAAAAGTATAAAGGCGACCCAACTAACATCATCATGAGATCGAGCTGGGAGACTAAGTTTGCCCTCTGGTGTGACCATAATCCATCTGTGATCGAATGGTCTTCTGAAGAAACGGTAATCCCCTATATCTGCCCAACTGATAACAGATGGCACAGGTACTACACGGACTTTAAAGTCAAGATCAGAGATAATACAGGGGCAGTAAAGGTTTACATCGTTGAGATCAAACCTGAACACCAAACCAGACCTCCAGAACCTCAGAAGAGAAAGACTAAGAGGTACATCCAGGAAGTGATGACATGGGGCAAAAATGAGGCTAAATGGAAGTTTGCTAGAGAATACTGCAAAGACAGAGGCTATGAATTCATAATATTGACAGAACATGATTTGGGGCTAAAAAATGAACGAACTGATTGCGACAGAAGAACAAATGAATACTGTGTTTTCCGGTTTACGTGAAACAGTACTCGATTATTCACGATGTGAAACGATTTTAAAATCTCCACCCTACCCCAAACCTCCGGGATTTGGTAAAACAGTTTCTGAGACGAGGAAAGGAGGCATGTGGTTTTACCACTCTACAACACTGCAAGAGACCTTCTCGAAAGAGGTCCTAGGTGATCCATGGATACGAGGTAGAAGCCCTAAAACAAAACATGGTGGAAAACGAGGTGAATACACAGCTGAAAGAGCCAATAAAAACAAAAAGTATCTCAAAGGAAAGGATCATCCATCATATGGCAAGAAGCATACAGCTGAGACTAAAGCTAAGCTAAGATTGGCTGCAAAATCACGTCATGTCATTTGGGTAGAGTGCCTATGCTGCCGTCGCGTTATGAACTATGGATCATTCTGTAACCACATTAAGAAGTAACTACTGGATACCGGACATAGTGATTATAGCGGCATCAAACTAACCAAGTCAACTTTTTCCAGATAAATATCAATATGGGCCTATACACAGAAATTTTCAAAAAGAATCATATCGAGCTAGAGCTTGCTGCAACGAAATCACAAAGATGGTTCCGACAGCAAGTAAATCAGCTGAACAAACAGCAGATCACAGCTCGTCGTTTGATTCGTTCAGAACCAGCTAGGAACGCTAATAGAGTGATTCCCGGCGAAATGTACTTATTTGCGTATGACGCAAAGACAAAAGACAAGCTACCCTATTGGGATATGTTTCCGTTGGTGTTTCCTTTCAAAAAGTTGAATGATGGTTTTATTGGGTTGAACATGCACTACTTGCCCTATCAGCTTCGTGTGCAGCTACTTGAAAGACTAATGGATTTCAGAACAAATTCGTTAATGAACGAAAACACACGACTGAAGTATTCATGGGGCATGATTGATGGAGTATCAAGATTCAAGTTAGCACAACCTTGTGTGCACAGATATCTAACTGACCACCTCTCATCACCCATGAAAAAGATCGATGCCAATGACTGGGTTACAGCTTTGATGTTACCAGTTGAGACATTTGTTGGTGCATCAAAACAGAAGGTTTGGACGGACTCAATGAAATGATCGAAGAATTTATTGCAAACGTAAAAGGTAGAGGGTTAGCTCGTACAAACAGGTATGAGGTGAGGATTGACAACTTTCCAGCCACTAGCACAACTCAAAGCCTTGTTACACTTTTCTGCGATGCTGTAAACTTGCCTGGAATGAACCTTGCAACTACTCCATATCGTTTCTACGGTGAGGCATACGAGTTCCCATACGAAAGAGCATTCGATGCCGTTACTTTATCGTTTTACATGGATTCAGGAATGACGATCAAAGCTGGATTCGATCGTTGGATGTCTCAGATCGTCAACCCGCAAACGCGAGAAATCAATTACTACAACATCTACACTCGTGACGTTGAAATTAAACTAGTAAACGTTGATGAGAGTCAACCTTACGGTGTCATATTAAGAGAAGCGTACCCTAAAACGATATCATCAATGAATTTGGATGCTGCTGGTAGAGATGTTTTAAAGCTGCAAGTGACATTGCAATATAGGTACTGGGAGCCTTCGAGCGTTGCTGCTCAAGCTCTATCTGGTAGCAGTTAAACAACCACAAGTGGATAAAGTATGAGTGATGCATTAGACAAAGTGTTTAACACAGAACCGATTAAGACTGAGATTATTACTCAATCGGGCGAAGTGATTGTTCCTAAAACGAACACAACCGATGAGGCTGTTGAGTATGATTATGACAAAACAAGGTCTAATCTACACAGTCTTTTAAGTCAAGGGCAAGAAGCTCTCATGCACGCCTTGGAAGTTGCTAAACAATCAGAGCACCCAAGAGCGTTTGAAGTTGTTGGTAACTTGGTTAAGCAATTGGCCGATGTCAATCACCAGCTCCTGGATTTAACAGAAAAGAAACAAAAACTACAAAAGAAAGAAGATAAACAAGAAAGACCACAAACAGTAAATAACAATGCTTACTTTGTAGGATCGACAGCTGAACTTAACAAAATGTTGCAGAACTTGAAAGGAGAATAGTATGGCTTTACCATTGGCAGCGACACCTGTCTACACGCTCGAAATACCTTCAACAAAGAAGCAGTTTAAATACAGACCCTTTGTTGTAAAAGACGAGAAGGCTTTGTTGATTGCTCAGCAGTCAGAAAATACAGGTGTGATGCTTGATACAGTGAAAGAGGTAATCAAGGCTTGTGCAAAATCAGATATCGATGTGGAAAAGTTAGCATCGTTTGATATTGAATAC